TTATCCCACCTTAATTTCAGCATGCGGTACGCTGACCCACTCAACATGATCTTGCGTATAAATTTTAGTGGATTTCGCATCACTATGCGCCATCCTTGCTTGAGGATCTACGCCTGACTTCTCAAATAAATGAGCAGCTAAAGCCCTTATTTCATGAAATGTTGGCCGTTGTTCTTGTGGTAAGTCTGCATATGCTCCTGCTTTATCCCTTGCCTTTGAAAATGCTCGACTTAGATAACTAGGTACTACTTGTGTAGGGTGCTGAACCTCTGAGCTAATCGGGTTGCTGTTTTTTATTGGTAGCCGATGAACAACATAGGGGCTTGCAATGTTATCTCTGCTTTCCTCGATGATCCGCTTTAATTCGCCACCGATTGGAATTGCAACATGGGCCGCTTCTTTATCTTTAACCTTTTGCCTATGGATATATAACGTTCCATAGATACCATTTACTGGCACATCAAGCCATACACAACCGCAAACGCCTTCTTTGGGTTTTTTAATGTTGTATTTTATTCTTGAAACTTCAAGCCTTGCTTGTGTTGTCTGTAAAGCTAGATCCATAGCTGTACGTAGCCAAGGCTCCGCAAAATTGCGTATTTTAATAAAGTTTTCAAATGATAGACGCTTTCTTTGTTTTCCTTCCAATCTTCGCATTTTCTTACGTGCGGCAGGATTATCTAGCATTAATGATTCATCCATTGCGTAGCTAAATATTTTCTTCAAAAATAATACTTTCCGATTTTGGACGTTAGCAGATCCATCAGCGTGGTAATGGTTTATATAATCGTTAACATGCTCTAGAGTAATATCACAACAAGCAATATCACTAAAAAACTCTTTTATGCGCTCAATGTCTTTTTTCCAATCGGATAGGGTGCTTTTTGCTGGCTGCTCATCTTTAACAATGCGCTCCATTAATCTATCCATATGAATAGATAAAGCTTCACCTTCACCCTTGAGTCCGCCAGACTCATTAATTAGCCCATTTAAGCTGACAGCGGTTTCTGGGCGCATTCTTAGGTTATACTCACGCGCGACAGCGATTGAATAGGCACGGTCGGTGCCTATGGTTTTTCGTTTGCCTGTTATCAGTGTTAACACGTAACGCTGGCGGGTTTTGTCAAAGTTGAGAAAGTCTGGCAAGTGTCTGTATTGCCTATTTCTTGGCCTTGCTGCCATTTACTGTTCCTCTATCAAAGCATTTACATGGCTTGAGATTGAAGACGCGACACCCATTTTTTCACTAGAAAAAATCCAGACTGACTGATCTATAATTTTTCCATTAATAACCCCATTAGAAACCCATCTTTTAAGTGTTTTTGGGGTGGGTATAGAGTCTTTTTCAAACTCGCGCTGAGCCCATTTACTGGCCTTCATCAATTTACCCATGCTATTAATAGACATAATCACCTCCACGCCTGCCGCATACAGACTTAAAAATTAAATATCGTCGTTAACTGGTTTAATTAAATGCTGGTGGATAATAGACACATACTTAGCTTGATGAATTGCATCAGCTAATGCATTGTGTTGTTCTCCTTCAAATTCGAGTGTACGCTTAGGATCAATACCAGCATTGCGGCCTAGCTCTACAATTGTTCTAACACAGCGATTGTTCCAATGTTTCCAGAACGGATCTAAACCGACAGCATCATATGCGTTACGCAAAATAACATTGTCAAAATCAACGCCATTACCCCACACCTGAACATCATCAGTTAGAACTCTCTCGGCAAAAAGATTTAGGTCGGCTAGTGATTCTTCTAACTCATAACTAACACCAACAATTTCCGATCTAGCTTCAGCGCTTTGCTTTATCCACCAAAGGACGGTATCAGCATCGATATGAAGACCCGCACGTTCGCAACTTCTTAAATCAACCACACTATAAAATGTAGGGCCAATCTCACCAGTTGTTGGTTCAAAAGTCACAGCACCAATGGACACAATAGCGGCATTGCCTTTATTGCTCATAGTTTCTAGATCTACCATTAAGTGTTTATATTTCATTGCTAGTCCTTATCTATGGGGTGTATATTAAATTTCAGTTATTTAATTTAGTAACTTGTGCCAAGGAGGCTAAAATGAGACGCAATAAAGAAAATACAACCTGGATTGATGTGGCATCTTGTCTATTTAGGGGTATTAGCTGTCTCATTGGCGCTTTGGCTATAATCATGCTTTCTGTTTTGGTGCTCTTAGCACTGTTTTACGGATTGAAGTAAAAAATCAGCCCGAACATATAAGGTGTCAGTTGGGAACTCCCTGCTCGAACTCCAAGTTACATCGCCGCTATATAAATTAACTGGATATACAGGTTTATTTATCTCCTCTGGTTCAGGGTCAACCTGTAGCCATATTAATTCTGGTGCGGTAGGGCAATTAATGCTTTCTGGTAAGCTATTAATTAAACTCTCTCGTGATGCTTGCCAACTAATCCACATTAAATCTACATATTGGTCAGCGTAATTTGATCCGTTATTTGCACGTTTAAGTTTTAATTCAAATTCTGACGGGTCGCTAAGTGACTTTATTTCCGCTTCAAATTGCTGTCTTGATTTATCCATCACAACCCCTTTAGGCTCATGCCGTAGTTATCATTAATAACTCTCAATGCTTCTTTGTCATAGTCGTCAAAATTAGAACAGTCGATATTATCTAAACCTGACTCTTTTAAAATATCTGCTCCTGCTGTCGGTTGATCATGTAATTTTTGTAGTAAAACCACTGCATAAATAATCCCTTCTTGAAATTCTGTTAATTTCATCACTCCACCTTAATCTTCTGTCTTCACATACCAATCAACAAGATTATCAATTGCAGTATTGATATATCCTGATTGCTCTTCTTCGGTTAATTTATCCCATTCGTCCTCAGTAATACCCAGCCCACATTCAGAGTCAGAGCCAATCTTATTTGTCCTTGCAACTAAAACCATTTGCTTACTCATATTCATTCCTCTTATTGCATCTATTTAATCGATATGATTAAAATAATTCATCATTGTTTTTAATTTATAACCTATAGTTAATTTGAACTTTCTAATTATTTTTGTAGTCCTCGCCGATGCTTCCTGTGTCGGCATTTTTTTATTCATTTCATCTATTTAATCGCTAGGATTAAAACGTTTCATGGCAAACACTTATTTACCTTCTACACTTAACCCCGAAAGAGTAGTAACAAGCTGTGCAATTTTCGCCGACCTCCCTGTGTCGGCATTTTTTTATCTAGCTTCCTTGCTAAATTCCATGCCTTAACTATGCTTAAATTGCTTACACAGAGAAACTATAAATATCCCTACACAATTTGCCGCCCAATCCGTGTCGGCAATTTTTTTATTACCAGGTCTGGTTTATTAAACATTCGATATTGATTTATGTTCATTAACTATGTTAAAAAGCTGATACCTATTATTACAATTAGATCACTCATCAAGATTCCCTTACCGCCTCCGTCATGGCGGTATTTTTTTAATTCATTTTGGCAAATAACCGATTGAATTGTAATTTACAGCGACGAATGCAGCGTCCATGTAGAGTTTTCATGGCAAGCCCCTTAATGATTTGTAAGTTAATTTCATTTCTTGATAAAGTTTTGTACCTTCACCAGCATCGTAAAGCTCTTTCCATTTAACCCAATTATCGATAACGGCAGACCACTGAGGCGCACATGCTTTCATTTCATGTAATTGGCTTGCTAGCTCTGGCACTGCTTCCAGTAATCGAATACAGCGACCTAAATCAGCACCATCCCAAGGGTAATGATGTGGAGCGCTAAATTGACCAGAAAGAACGGAAGCCATATATTTAGAACTCGCCCCCACATCATCACTAGCAAGCCATGCAGCAAGACCCATACCTTCAGAAGTTTTAACAAGTGGCTTTTTAAATTCCTCACAAACCAAATTTGCAGCCTTAATAATGGCATTCATATAACGAGGTTCAGCAGGTATGCCGGGTATTTGTTTTTCTATTTCAGTAGAAATAGCGGAAATTAAATTAATTTGGCTAAGTTGCATTATTAATACCCTCGTTATTAATAATCGTTGTTGTAATGAATCTCATCAGCGTCAGATTCATCTAAAACTAAAAGGCTACCGCCGTAATAAAGCGCACCAACAAGGCGCTCAAACTCAGAACGGAACTGAACAACTTGCTTACCAAGCGTGTCATGGTATTCAAGCTCACCAGCGTATAGGCTGTAAACTGGATACCCATCATGCATAACTGCTACGTCTTCACGCATTTCTCTAGTGGTTTTTTGATGGAAGCTAAGGTGGGTATCGCACTGATGATATTTTTCTTTGCTTCTATGGCTGTATAGAGAGTCGCTAGCTGGTTCTTTCTCCAAGCCGATATGAAAAAATCCTTTTTCCCATGTATATTCTCCCTCGGAAATAACCACTAGAGGTCTTCCCCAGCCCTCATGAGCCGCTTCTTCTTGGTATTGATCTACGTATGCCTTCCAAAGGTCAGATGCTTTGATATATTTTGGAATTTCATGTGATTTGATAAATTTCAATACCAAATCTTTCATGCCGTTAACCATTTGCTCGCTGACACCATTCATTTCCCATTGGCTAGAAAGCTCTTTAGCCATTAATAGGTTATATTTAGGTAGGTCGACCACTTCACTAATATTTTCAGGAAGTGCTGATTCAAGGGCTTTTTTAACTCGGTCAGGAAAATTTCCCCAGCTAAAAGTATCTTTAATTGCTTTTTCATAAAGACTTTTAACATGAGTACCGATCATTTCTGCATACTCGGGGGATTTTTCAAACTCAGAACAATGTTTAGCGATATCATTTGCCAAGCTATCAGCAATAATATTTTTTCCTTTCGGCATAATTAATACTCCACGCAAAATTTAGATAATAAGAGTCCGTCTCTTAATAAAGAGAATTAAATTCCTTGGTGTTGGTTAAATTATTTAAAGCTTGGCTTCGCCGCCAAGTGAATCAATTAATGCTTTTATTAAAATATTTAATTCAGAAATAATTAAGAAGAAATCAGCATCAAAGCGTTGGTTATAATCTTCTCGTTCGATATCATCATTAGTTTCTAAAAATGCGGAATCAAATTTAAGCTTAGATAAAACAAAACTATCATCAATACAGAATGTAACCCTATCTTCATAACCTAATGATAATTTAGTGACTAATTTACCTGCTTCAATATTCGTTTGAATTTCATCAGAAATTAAGTCTTGTTTTGTATATTTAGCAATTCCACCTTCTTCAAGGATGGCTTTCATTTCTGATTGCTCACCAAATATAAAGCCTTTTGGTAATTGCCCGCTTCTAACCCATTCTGTTAGCGTTAATTCAATAGGGTCTTTCATCGTTAACGGTACGACAGGCAGAGAACCAAGAGCCTTACGTATCATTGCAAAACAATCTTCAGCACGTCGGTGTGACGATACTAGCGCAGCAATAAAGCCATCAGTAAGATTAACCCATACATCGAAACGAGTATACTTAGAGAACGCACGAGGTAGCAGTTCCTGAATAACTTCATCTTTAATGGCTTGGCGTTCAGCTTTCTTTAATTTTCTACCCTGATCTGCTTCTAGCTTCTCAATTTTTTTATTTAACTCATTATTGATAACAGGAGTTGGTAGCATTTTATCTTCTTTAAAAAGAGATATAAGCATCTGGTCATTAACTTTATGAGTCAAACAATCAGAATTACCAATGCCAAGTGGTGGAATGAAGCCAAAACGTTGCATATCAAATGAACCGCAAGGCTCATATTTTAAATTTGATAACTGCTCTTCGATATTATTAAAATCAATATCGCGAGTTATCCGATAAATAACTAGATTTTTAACATTAAAAACACTCATGAGATATCCTCAAATATAATTAACTCCACACAATAAATAAGACCACTGACAAATAATGAATATATTTACCTAGTATGAACACTGAATATCAGTGGCCTTATGTATTATGAAAAAGGGTGGCTACTGAATAGAACATTATCATCAACCTCGTAGAGTGGAAGATTCAGGTCACCACCAAAACTATCAATAACTACTTACTAGCACTGGCATTATTTCTTTCAGCTAAAACACGTTGATAAATTTCTTCACGATGTACTGATACTTCTTCGGGGGCAGCAACACCAATCCGCACTTGGTTTCCTTTGACCCCTAAGATTTTAATTTTAATATCATCGCCGATCATGACTTCTTCACTGACTCTACGGGTTAAAATAAGCATTCCCATACTAAGACTCCACACAATTTAATTCAGTTAAGCACTAACAGTAACTGCACACATATCCATGCACTCTGCAATTTCTTCGTCGAGCTTTTCGAGTTTAGATTGCAGCTCATCACGTTCATTGCGTAGTTTTTGCAGGTTGTTAATTTGTTTGGCTTTTTCTAGTATCCACTCGCGCACATCATCCTGCGACATTGGCACACTAAAAGTTACGATTGGTTCATTTGAATTGGTTTGCATAATCTGACCTTATTAATGAAAGTTGTTATTAATTGTTTTTACCTAAACATCTTTAAGTTGTAATTTAGTTGTATTTAACGTCCTTGTCAACAACTTTATGTTGTTTGATTTAATTTAAAGAAAATTAAAGGATATACAAATAAATAGGAGAAACTATGAACATCAACCCGGCTTTCAACTACAAAAGAAATCGAGACAAGTTATTTGCTAACCTGATTTCGATTATTGATGGTGTTTTGTCCGATTGCGAACTATCAGATTCTGAGATTTTATATATCACGACATGGCTCTCCGATTCTGAAGTGATTTCTAGCAATCCATTTGTAATGCTTTTACAAGAGAGGATATCAAGGGTTTTAGAGGATGGAGTGATAACGGCCGAAGAAAGGCAAGAGATAAAGCAGACGCTATTAGATGTGCAGCGGGCTATAATGGACATGCCTAATGTTGATTTGTATTCTAAAGAGTCAGATATTAATCTGTTAAATGGGCTCTGCAAAGGGATTGTGGCAGACAAAGATTTAAGTATAGATGAAATTAACTACTTAGATTGGTGGTTAACTCAAAATGGGATGTTGAAAAGAAATTATCCCGGAAAGCATTTATATCAACTAGTTAAAACAATCAAGGAAGATGGGGTTATAGATCAAAATGAAAGCGATTTGCTATATAAAGCTTTAGTTGACTTTTCAGGCACGGATTTAAATACTGGGATTGTTGATGGGCTATCATGTCAATTACCATGCGACGATATTGATTCCCTAGATCTATACGGAGCGTCTTTTTGCCTAACAGGAAACTTTGTTTTAGGCAAAAGGTCTATTGTATCAAAAATGATAGAAGATGCTGGAGGCTCCGTTACTGATAGGGTGACCCAGTCTACAGATTACTTAGTAATCGGAGGGTTATCCTCACGAGACTGGCGATATTCAACACACGGAAGAAAAATAGAAAAAGCCATTGATGATAGAGATAGCGGTAAGTCCAGCGTGAAAATTACGACTGAAGATATCTTAATGAAATACTTACCAGCTTCTTGATGACCAAAAAACCCTGCCAATTACATGAACTCTGACGACAGACTCACTTCTAGGTACCTGCTCGTCAGGGTATTCATCTTTATTAAAGCTCCGTATGATAAGCCCGCCGTCGGGTCTATATACGAGAATTTTTACACGCAACAGCACCCCATCCCTTATAGCGTAAAGATCACCATCTTTAATCTTTTTATTGCTAATATCAATAGCTACTAGATCACCGCTATTTAGTACTGGGTAAAGGCTATTGCCAATTATTTTAACGATTCTAGCGTTGCTAGCACTAACACCGTATTTACGTAGCTCACCCCTACGGAATGGGTATGTGTACTCTTCCGATTCAACAACTTCAGCATTAGCCCCGCAACCAGCGGCAAGTTCAATATCTAGCACTGGTATATCCACAAAATCAGCATCACTATATACAGAAACATCCTCCCATTCTTTTACTTCAAAGTCGGTCTTCTTTCCATTTTCGTCGCGAACACCAAATTGAAGCCAATGAGCGGAAACATTTACTGCCTTAGCAATGTCAGCAATTCTCCTAGGAGCGTTAGTTTGGCCTGATTCGATTTTTTGTATTGATTGTTGGCTAACACCAACTTTCTCAGCAAGATCCGCTTGGCTCATTCCTGCTTTTATTCTTGCCTCTAACAACCTTTTAGCTATCGACATTATATTCCCTCCCTCGTAATTGTATTTTACAACTTTAAGTGTTGAAGTTTCCAACATCTAAAAGTTGTCAAAGTTGTTATTCTGGATTAATATAAAGTTGTTAATAACAACTTTGGGGGAGTTATGGTGCACGTAACCAATGAATCATGCATTACTGGATTGCAGGCCGCAATAAATGCAGCTGGTGGACAAACGCAGTTAGCAAAGCGTATTAGCGAGCTTCTAAATAAACCAGTAAAACAACAACAAATATGGAATTGGCTCAACAGAAATAAAAGAGTTCCCGCCGATAAAGTGCTTGTTGTCGAGCAGGCGTCAGGTATTTCAAGAAGTAAATTACGCCCTGATTTATATCCATAACAATTAAAAGTTGTTATCAAATTTATCAGAGGAAAGTCGCTAAGTTAACTACAAGAATAACAACGGAATTGTAGATATGTGCAAACAAACATTAAAAGAAGTCGTGAAAGAAATGTGTAAAGCATTCCCTGGTGGTCGTTCAGCGATGGCTGGTGCATTAGGTATTTCTGAAACCACATTCAATAACAAGTTGTATGAGAAAAACGGCTGTCGTTTCTTTGAAAATGATGAACTTGAAGCGATTGAGGAATTATCAGGTACCAAAGCGCTGGTGGCTTATCACATGGAACGTCACGGAATTACACCGGCAGTAAAAATTGAAGCTGAGAGCTTAGATACGGTTGAGTTATTTGATATTCAAATGCGCCTTGGTGCAATGCAAGGGGCTTTAAGCGTTTTAATCAAAGACAGTATTTCTGATGGCGTTCTAACACCAGATGAAACAAAGGCTATCTACAGAAAGATGGAAAAAGTCTTTGCTTATGCGCTTGGGTTTGTTGGTTCTTTGGAAAGTGTTTATGGGATTAAACCATGATGAGCATAACTAGAAAGGTTGACGCCCCAGATATGCGGTCCGAGGCGTCGGGTGCTAATAACAACTTGTGTGGAGTAACTAGCATGAGCAGTGTAAACCAATTTCAATCAAAAAAGCAATTTAGATGCTTACCTGTATCGAAATGTGGTCCGTTTCAATATGTAGAAATCATAACCTCAGCTGACGAGTCGGGCAACTACCAGACCGAACAACAATTGGTAGATAGCAAAGCCCTAAGAGATAGCTGGGCTAAATACTATTTCCGCAGTGGGAGAGAGGTTAGTGAGCAATGAAAAGCATAAAAACCTTAATCGACACTTCCGAGATAAGCGAGGCCGTATTGTCCATGTTGTTGAGTGGGACAAACCAAGGCAACGGGTTGTTTTCATGCTCGATGACTATGAGCACCCCTGTTTTGAGCCCCTCGAACAATTCAAAAAATATTACACAGAAGTTAAGTAAGGTGGCTGTATGAGTAGCTTATTACTCCTTAAAACCCGCCCACAAATTGTTATACCTGAGCTGGCGGTTCGCTTGGGCTTGAATGAGGCTTTGTTGCTTCAGCAAGTTCAATACTGGCTATCTGAAACCTCGTCAGGTGTTGATCATGACGGTAGGCGCTGGGTTTATAACACTATTGAAGAATGGCGTGAACAATTCCCGTATTTTTCCGAATCCACAATTAAGCGTGCATTTAACAATTTAAAAAAGTTGGGTGTATTAAATATTGAGCAAATCAATAAACGCACCCATGACCGCACAAATTATTACTCTATAAATTATGAACATGCGTTGTTATCCGATGAGGTCAAATTGAACTCATCGAACAGTTCAGCCGAAGCCTCTCGAACAGGTCAAAATGACCTTATCGATAAGCGCAAAATGAAACGTTCGAACAGTACCAAAATGACCTCATCGAACGGGGCAAATTGCCCTGATCTTACAGAGAGTACTACAGAGAATACTCAAGAGATTACAACAGAGAGTAACTCTTTTTGTCAGGCTCATGCTGAGCCCGACCATGCGCAAGCTGTTTTAGATCATTTCAACAAGGTCACTAACTCAAGTTATCGCGATGGTAAAACAACTATGGGCCATATCAGAGCCCGTCTAGCTGAAAATTACACCTCAGATGATTTAATTCTGGTGACTGACTACATCACAGCCAAGTGGCTAAATGACTCAAGAATGAGTGATTACCTACGCCCGAAAACATTATTTAGCCCTGAAAACTGCATGGAGTACTTTGAAAAAGCTCAGAAATGGCATGAGGCTGGTCGCCCCGTCTGTGTTAACGGTAAATGGCTCAAGCCTGGTGAAGTTGCTGTAAGTATCGACCCCGTAGAACGTGACAATGCTTACACACGGATCATTGGTTCAAGGCTAACACCTAAAAACCGCATTGAGGAAATCGCAGCTGAATTAGCGGGTAAACAGGGTGTTCGTAACATGTCGGATTTTGTAGGTCGCAAGGCATGGTTAGGTATTTGGCAACAAGCAGCAGAGCTAGCAGCGAAAGAGGTGACAGCATGATGCGTAGTGAAACTAAAACAATCTATGGCGTTGACGTACTAGGCATGATTGCCATATTCAAACAGATACGTAAATGGCGCACGATTCGCAAGCTTCGTAACAGATGGAATCAATCCCGTCGTGACTTAGTGACCTGCAGGAAGTTTCGCCACTTAAACCATCATGCTGACCATTTTCAAGTTCAGCAGCGTTATAAGCATATGCGCGAGTATGTTAAATCCCACCAGCAGCGAGGTGCTATCTGATGAATAAATACATTCAAAGCCTCGAGGCGCTTAAAGCTAAACCACGACATAAGCTTAATGAAATTGGGGATCAGTGGTGTACACCCGATGAATTGTACTGGGGTATCAGCTCGATATATGGGCTATTCAAACTCGATTTATTTACTGACGGTAAAAACACTAAGGCACCTAACTTCTACACTGCAGAAGATAATGCTTTAACTCAAGACTGGTCGGAAAAGCTAAAAGAAGTTGGCGGTGCTGCATTTGGTAATCCACCATATTCACGCAGTTCATATCACGAAAAACAGGCTATAACGGGTGTTGGCCACATAATGAACCACGCCTTTGCAATGAGAGAGAAAGGCGGTCGCTATGTTTTTCTTCTGAAGGCGGCAACAAGTGAAAGCTGGTGGCCAGAAAATGCAGATCATGTTTGCTTTATTCGCGGTCGTATTGGGTTTGAGCTCCCTGCGTGGTTTAACCCATCAGATGATAAACAGAAGCCAACGGGGGCATTCTTTGCTGGCGCTATTGTCGTTTTTGATAAGTCATGGACAGGTAAACCATTTGATTATATCAAGCGTGAGGATCTAGAGGAACGAGGCAGAATATTCATAGAGCAAGTTAGGTGGTTAGCGAAGAGGGTGGCTGCATAAAATGATAACTGAATACCAATACACGCAAGGAATTGAAGTCATTAGGATTGGACGCGAATTTAAAACAATAAATGCAGCGATCCTAAAAAATGTTGCTAGTTATTCACCATCCGCTGCACACCGAACTTTTGAAATGCTGGAAAAAATTGGCTGCATAAAATATGTCGGCAATTTCCCTGCAGGGAAAACTAAGCAGAGGTCAAAGCAATACAGCATCGATCCCCATGCAATTACAAAGCTAAAGGCAGTGTGGGAGACAAAGTTAGAGGAGAAGGAAAAACCAAAGAGGGCAGAAAAGCTTAAAACACAGTCACCATCCGAGCCTAAAAAAGTGGACGAAATCAAGAAGTGTGAGCCTGAGCCTCGATTCGAGTGTGGCATTAAAGTTGTCGAAAAGGCTTACATAGGCGATATGGGAAACCAATCACTTAAACAGTTAGATCAGTTGCTGGCGGGGGTGAGGCCATGAGTGCAGATGACAATGTTATTCAATTCAAAGCGCCTAGTGATGCAATTCCCACTATCGACACGGAAGTAAAGGGAAGAAAAAGCAGACAGCAAATGTACTGTAAGCATCATTCACTAGTTATCGATGAAGAGCATAGAACAGTTGAATGCAACGATTGTGGCTGTGTTGTCGAGGCTTTTGATGTTCTGTTAGCTAGGGCGAATAATGCCGAGTCTGTAATCCGAGGCATGAGTGAATTATTAAATAAGCGTGACGAACTGCGTAAATCAGTCGATGGGCTTTTGAGGGAAGAAAAGAACACCAAAGCCAGATTGCGAAGCGCCAGAACAGATTTAATGTTTATTGAAAATAAAAAGCTTCAGCATGAGGGGAAGGTTGGATGAAAAATACCATGCTAGAAATTCAGCCTTGCCGTTATTGCAATAGCTCCGACACGACAGTCGAAAGTCATAGCTATAGGACATGGTTCTATGTTCGCTGCCATCGCTGCGGTGCTAAAGGTCCCGATGTTAATGATAAACCAATGGCTGTTACTGTATGGAATAAGGGGGTAATTAGTGAGTAATTCAATATCTCTAATTTTACCTTTTCCACCAAGTGTTAATGCCTGCTGGCGGAACATCAACGGCAAAACGTTAATCAGTGCAAAAGGGCGTGCATTTCGGGCTAGTGCAATAGCTGCTATTTATACCCAATTAAGACCAAGACCTAGGGTAATTACTGAAAATGTATCCGTCATTGTGAAGATGTTCCCACCCACTTATCACAGAAGGGATATTGATAACTATCTAAAAGCACCATTTGGCGCCATCACCCATGCCAATATTTGGAAAGACGATGAGCAAGTTAAGCATGTTGATATCACTTGGTGTGAAGTCGTAAAAGGTGGTCGATTTGAAATTGAGATAAGGCCACTCAATGCAAAAGTGGAGAAAATATCATGAGTCACCAATGGATATTAACCCCAATATTAATACCTGAGCTTAGCGCGGTGATATTTAGACCAGGGGCTCATTTAAATACATTCAGTGGAAGAATGTTGCTCATGACCTTACCTGAGGAGCTAAAGCATAAACCATCAGGCCTTATCTCTCTTTCTGACCAATACCTCAGCGGCTTGGTTGGTGATGAACGGGTATCAAAACATGTATTAAATTTAACCATTGATCCCGAGCCACCAGCTAGCTTGATGTTAAAGCCAAAATTACAGCGCTGGACTAATGATAAATACCTACAGTGGGTTAAATCACAGCCATGTTGCGTATGCGGTGCTACATCGGACGATGCACATCACCTAATCGGTCATGGTCAGGGCGGTATTGGCACTAAAGCCCATGACTTGTTCACTATTCCATTATGTCGCATTCACCACAGCGAGTTGCATAAAGATCCGAGGGAATGGGAAAGGGAGCATGGAAGCCAAATAGATTTTTTATTTCGATTCCTAGACCGTTCAGCGGCGCTGGGTGTTTTCGGTTAATGCGTTGTGCGGAACGCAGGGGAGGGTTTTATATGCCAATTTATGCGCATGACTTGGAATATTTAAGCGATATGGCATGGGTAGCTACATCAAATTTAAGAGTCGCAACTAAGGGGCAACTTGCAGCATTTGAAGATTTTGGGCTAACAGATACTAGGACAACCCCAAGAATCAGAAAGAGGGACTTAGAATTAAATGGTCGCCTTGTTTGCCGTGATACGGATCCAGTTTATGTATTGGAAACTCGCTGTCGCCGAACTCCAAAGCCGATGATAGACCATGAAGATTTTTTACTGTGTTCATGGCGTAGGGCTATAAATGCGTTAAGTGAAGAGCAACACTCATGGATAATGTATTGTTATGGGCATAGTTTGAAATTTGAGCATCAGGTTAATATTAGTGTTCACATATGGTCTGAATTTGAAAAACAGCATAAAGGGAAGAAAATAACCAAAAAGGTCAAAGAGAGATTGAGGTCATTGGTTTGGTTATCAGTTCAAGTTTGTACTGGTCGCGATTACTTACAAACTGACCTAGCGCGGTTGGTGGGTGTAGAGCGCGACAATTGGAGTAAAAATTATCAATCGTATTGGGATGACATGCTTCAAATATGTTATGAAATAGATAAATGTGCGCTACTTTCTATGGGGCGCATGCGATTTAAACAAATCAATAAAAATAGGTACCATAACTTGCAAAAGTCAACAAAATAGGCCATATTTAAGGCTAATTTGGTATGTTGCCCAAGTTGTATATAACCTCGCGATGCGGGGTTTTTTTATGCCTTAAATAAATATAAGACTTGCTGTTCCATTTGGTCAGAGTTACATGTGTAGTTATGCACAATAACTGACCAAAGGTTTAAAATATCATGGTAAAACAGAGTGATATAACGCAAGAAGCTAAAATTATATTTGAGGCTACCCCATACACTGAGGCTGTTACGGCGGGTGAGGTTTCACAAGTCACAGGGCTAACACAGCCACGCTGCCAGTTAATATTAACTCAGTTAGCAATGGCTGGGTTAGTTGTAGAAAATATCAAAGAAAACACATTTCAAAATATCCAACTGTGAAAATGGGCGGCTGGTGGGTGTTGACGCACTCCACCAGCCATCTGCCCGTTGCAAGAGGTCACGGACAAACCAAGGCCCACCGCTTATACGCGTAAAGCTAGGTGAGCTTATCAAAAAAGGTTCTCCTGATCTATGAAAAACACTGTAATTTTAAACAGTATTAATTTAGTCAATGACGACTCACTTAGCTATATAAAGACACTTCCCGATAATTGCATTGACCTAATCGCAACTGACCCACCTTATTTTCAAGTTAAAAGCTGTAGTTGGGATAATCAGTGGGGAAATGTCACTGCCTATTTATCTTGGCTTGATGAAATGCTTTCTGAATTTTGGCGGGTTCTGAAGCCAAACGGTAGCTTATATATGTTTTGTGGTTCAAAGCTGGCTGCAGATACTGAAATATTAGTTCGTGAGCGGTTCAATGTTTTAAATCATATCATTTGGGCTAAACCGTCAGGACCATGGCGAAGAGCGTGTAAAGCTGATCTGCGTAGTTTTTTCCCAAGTACAGAGCGCATTATATTTGCAGAACATTACCAAAGCCCTTACAAAGGGAAGAGTAGTGAATACCTGCAACAATGCCGTGAACTTAAAGAAAATGTGCTTAAGCCGTTGATTGAGTATTTCAAGCAAGCCCGTGATTTGTTAGGGATAACAGCAAAAGAGATCCACAAAGCAACAGGTAAGCAAATGGCCTCACATTGGTTTGGTTATAGCCAGTGGCAGCTACCAAGTGAACCGGATTATTTGAAGCTTCAAGAATTGTTTAAGCGCGTTGCTGAGGAAAAGTTAAGCCATAACCCGTTAGATCGTAAACATGCTGATCTAGCGAGTGAACAAATCACGTTAAGGCGTGAATATCATGAATTAGCAGCGCAATACCAATTATTACGGCGTCCTTTTTCCGTGACTGTTGATGTTCCTTATACTGATGTGTGGACATATCCTCCAGTGCAGTATTATCCCGGCAAACATCCATGTGAAAAACCTTCAGCGATGATGGAACACATTATTAATAGTAGTAGCCGAGAGGGTGATGTAGTGGCTGATTTCTTCATGGGTTCTGGCGCCACAATAAAAGCAGCATTAAAACTCAATCGTCGAGTTATAGGAGTTGAACTAGAAACCGACAGATTTGAGCAGACCAAAACGGAGATAAGTAAAACCTCCTGTTTCTAATTTTTAATTAACTCGGGCACTCCGTAGGGGGTGAAATTATGCGTATGGATAAATATAGCAACGCAGCCTACGGTAGTGCTGGGCTTACAGCATTCTTTGCAAGCTTATCGCTTTATGAATGGGGTTTTATTATTAGGATAGCGTTAAGCGTTGCCAGCCGAGGTTACGCAATACGTTTATTGTTTTAAAACTATAATTCTTTACAATTATCAAAGATTACTTGAGAGATATTAGCGTTTTTTTGGGCTATAATTTCGCCGGTAATGATATTTTAAGAGTTAAAATTGTGAAGAGCGTCAATCGTTTTATAGATTTTATGGTGGGAATGCAATATACACTAGGTATTTTTACTGCATCACTTCTTATTTTTCTTATAGGCAACTGGATGTAAATCTTCTAGAGCAAATAACCAATCTTTACCTATCAAAGCATTTGAGATAACGCTAAATAAGAATTCTGTTTATTTTGCTACTTGAAAAAATAAATACCGTCCCGATATAGGAGATACACCGTATTTCACTTAATCGTGGCGTCCCACACTAGGTAAATTAGGATTACGGTGTAGACCCGTCAGTAATGGCGGGTTTTCTATTTAAGAGACTGTTTTTGTTATGAGTAAAATATTTAATTTTATTATTGCGTTATTTTTACTAGGTGCTGGCTTTGTGTTAGGCCTCTCCCTTTCCTATAAAGATGAAGTAAGCGTTGTTGAAAGAACCAAGCGCACTGTGCTTGGATACTTGAACAGCCCTAAATTAGAGTCTTTTAAAGACGTGGAATACCACTTCAATAAAATATCTCATAATGGTGGAGAGGTTGGTTATGTTTGCGGCTATGTATCTCGACACTATGACTTTGTCAGTGAAGTTGAATTTAAGCGTTTTGTGGTCAAAGTATATATAAAGCCTGATGGGGAAATTAATATATCAATACCAGCGATAGATGGCGTTGGGGAAGTTTTTGATAAATCGCAAATTGACAAACTGTGGAATAATTACTGTGCATCCCCTACGCTCAGTAAGTAAAAAAAACCACCTACAGCAGGAGGTGGTGGTATATACCATTGGGAAAAACCAGAAAAAAAGCTCTCTAAATGTTTGCGGATCAATTTATATCACTAACGTTACTTAAGGTAAATATCCAAAAGCGATTCAGCTCATATCTCATATAGTAAAAACTCTATCTGTCAGCTTCTATCTTACGCATAGCGGCATTAAAGCGAGTGGGGTTTTCATTGCATAGAATACCAAAATCCAGCATTTAAATATTTTACTCGGAGTGAGTGTTTTATTTGAGTAATCATTAATAGTGTATTTTATTATCTCCTTACTTATTAGGTTGAAGGAGTGATATTGTGGACTATTATGTTGATACGCTAGTTGATAAGTCTGGCTTTCATGTAATACACCAGTGTTATTGTGAGCGATTACCAAAAGGTTCGCGTAGATTATATTTAGGAGATTTTGAGGGTGTATCTTCAGCAATTAGCGTTGCTGAAACGTATTTTTTTTCAAAAATCAAAGAATGTAGCTATTGCTGTCAGGTTAGTAAAAAAAATTGGAAGCCTACTTATATGTCGCTTATAACGAAGAGCTAAATTACTTGCTATAAAGCTCCTGTAGCGAGGAGCAGTCCGGCTGAACTAAATCAGCCAACACCATTTCGAACAACAAAATATTCCAAAAATTATTCCAAGGGCTGCGCATTGCGTGGCCTTTTTCTATTTAAGAGAGGTAGTTATGAGTAATCAAAATGAAGGTGAATTCATTAACCCACACTAGCTTCTGTAGCTGGTGGCTTGAAATATGAGAAATGTGAATTTAGCTTAAGTATTATTTTTCTATTCTATGTATTATCTCCTTGCGTACGCAACAATAGGAGATATGCATGAATTACTATGTTCACACATCTAAAGATGCACAGGGTGATTACGAGGTTCATAGAGAAGGGTGTAATCATATGCCTACAATCTTGAACAGAAAGCTTCTAGGTGATTTCTATACTTGCGCAGCTGCGGTTCAGATGGCGAGAAGCTTAGGATATGTCCCAGCAAATGGATGTTATTGGTGCAGCAAGGAATGCCATACATCTTAAGTTATCAAGTGTGAATTAACTAAAGGTCACTTCGGTGGCCTTTTTTGTTGCCTAAAAATAAGGAACGTAATTATGTACGCACTCAAATTAATGACAGAACGTAATGGCCGTAAAGTTGAAGAGTCACATTATTTGGGAAAAATGTACCGACTGGAGTTTTATCCAGTAGTCGATAATCCCGATATAGTTGCTCGACTGGAATACACAACAAAAGACGGTGTTCCTGCATTTGATATCAAACGAACAGATCATGCCTACATTACGACGGTAACTGGCGATACGGTTCGAGTTATCTGCAGAGGTAAAACACCTTCTCATTAACTGTTAAGAGAACAAATAATTTATGAGCACATCAATAGGGATAACCCTCGGTGCTGCTGGCGGTGGCGCGATGGGCGGTTTCCTTATTGGTGCCGACTATGGCGTTGTGCTAGGGGCAGTTATTGGCGCATCAGTTTCCGTCATTGCATCCAAAGATAATAACCGACGAAAGATACTTCATTTTATTTTGGCACTCGGTGCAGGGATCCTCATTGCTAAAGAGGCTTCTGAATTTATCGCTCAAGTCTGGTCATGGGAAATTAGCCCTAAGATAACAGCCATTATTATTTCGGCTTTGTTAATCCCCGTTCTAGTGCTTGCTGCAAACAAAGACAACCTTAGAAAGTTGTTTAGTCGTATTGCCGCATCAATAGACCGAAACTTCAGTGGTATCGTACAAGCCATTAAAGATTGGCGAAATAAAGGGGGTAACTGATGGAAACCTTCTTAACTATCTTCACGGATTTAGCAAGCTGGGTGGAGGCTCACCCGCTGGATGCTGCTGATATTTCGTTCATGCTTGTTTCAGCCGCGACGGTATTTCTTTGTCGTTATGAGAAGCGAAGAGATTCTGTCGTAGGCACTGTTTTAATTATTTGTTGGGTTTACCAGATATGGGAAACATTAGGCGGTGAACGAGTGTCAGCACCATCTGATGTTGTATTTGATGGTGTCTTTTTCCTCGTTATCTTTTCCGCTGGTGGCAACATCATGTCAATTGTTGTCATTAGTAAGTTAATGTCCCGAATCAAATCAATCTGGCTGCTAATTAAGCGGCCTTTTACTTTTATGGTGAAGAAATGAGTAATTTCAAATTCAGCCAAAGAAGCGAAAATAACCTTAATGGCGTTAACCCTGATTTAGTGAAAGTTATTCGTCGCACTCTGGAAATAACACCGGTCGATTTCATTGTTATTGAAGGTCTGCGAACTCATGAGCGACAAAAAGAGTTAGTGGCTAAAGGTAAGTCGCAAACGATGAATAGCAGGCATTTAACAGGTCATGCAGTAGACATTATTCCAGTGAATACTAAATGGCAGATTGATGAGTTTAAGCCACTATTGAAAGCGGTTAAGCAAGCCGCTGATGAGTTAAGCATTAAACTGCGCTTCGGTATCAACTGGAAGAATGACCCATCGCTACCAATTGAAACTAAATTCATTGATGCGCCGCATGTTGAGATTCCGGCATGACAACGCTAGCTAAGGCCTTGTGTGGTGCTTGCGCTATTCTAGCTTTCTGGCTTTGGTGGGTAATGGGTAGTTACGGTGACCTGAAAGGTGATTACTCAATATTGAAGGCTAAATTCAGTGAGCAAGTAGCTATTACCACCGACTACGAAAAGCGCATCAACTCCCTTCACGAACTCGACACTAAGCACGCAACGGAGCTCACAAATGCAAAAGCTGAAATTGACCAGTTGCGTATTGCTGCTGAGCGTAATCCTGAGCGGGTGTACATCAGAGCCAGTTGTCCGAAAGACGAAACCAATTCAACCTCCGGCATGGATGATGAAGCAACCGCCAGACCTACTGACTCCGCTATCGGAAATTATTGGTTACTCAGACAGCGAATCGCAGAGTCCAAGCAAATGATACTTGGCTTGCAAGATTACATTAGAACGGAGTGTTTACGATGAATGAAGATAAAGAGGTGCTTGCTTCAAAAATAGAATCATTCATGAAAGAGAGCGAACCTCTTGAATATAAATATGATGCTTCTGGTAGCAAATACGCACATTATTTTTCATTAAAACTAGCTGAGCACCTATTGCAAGAAAGCAATACGGGAAACTGAACAACAGCGACATAACTAACGAGGTTTACATGTCAAATCCAATCATGAAGTATTTTGAATATCAACATTTACCCGCTCACCTACAAGAGGTTAGCAAGCCAATTGGTGATTTAGCTAAGCAGATGGATGAACAGTTACCAGACGGCGCCGAAAAACAAGCAGGGCTTCGCAAGCTACTTGAAGCTAAAGACTGCCTTGTTCGTGCGAAATTAGGTTAATAATCAGCCTCCAATTAGGGGGGCTTTTTAATGGAGAAACACCATGGCAACACAAGGTTTCGATAAACCAGCTCAATTCCGTGAAGAGTTGGATAAAAGCATTCCGAAAGAATAAAAAAGCCCCTCGTTGGCGTGGGGCAATGCTAGGAATGGGTATTAATAATTATATGAATAGCCCAAATGTCAAATGGGCGCGTGAATACTACCAGTATAAGTTAAATAATCTAGGTATAAATTGTTACGAAATACGGAAAAGAATATTGAAAAACGCGTATGCAAATAAAAAAAAGCCTACACAGCGGTAGGCTAAAGTATTGCTTTACGATGAATATCAGCGTTAAGCCTAGCAGGTTATTTCAAACGTGCAATTATATTGGTGATTATCAAATAGATTAGAGATAAAAAAAAGCCCCGAGCCAGCATGCTTGGGGCTTAATGTAATCATATTGTTCATTTTATTCTAATCAGGCGTAAATATACACGGCTCCGTTTTTTAGTCAATTCATCTTTAGCTATCAGCTAATTACTGGTGGCTTTTTCATTTATGGAGACAGTCATGCCAGATAAAAAAGAAATAGCCACCCTATCTATAAAGATATCAGTCGATAGCACTGACTTAGATAAGCTGGAAGCGCAACTGAAGCGTATTGAAGGGCTGATGGTTAGCACTGGATTAGGGTAATCGCTGAAAACCTGAGACAGCTAAATCTAAAGCTTTGTGGGCGCACAGTGAGGTAATGTATGAACAGTCAAGGTTTTAATAACCCTAATCAATTCAGAGAAAAACTGGACAAGCAACTAAATGATGGCGTTACAAATGTTAAAGGGTATCAACCCAAGCGGTCTAACAATTCCAAGCCGCTCTCGCCACCAAAGAAACCTTAAACTCATTAGATTGATTAATTTTACGCATAATTCAAAAGGTACTCCTGAGGGGGTACCCTTACCACGAGGCGGCGACCACGCGGAAAACGGCTCGTTTTCAATTTTTCATGCTGTCAGCAGCAGGTGATTTAACCTTTTGATTTAATTTGCAAATATCGACATTGAGGTGACAATTTTTAAAATGAGTTGTCACCTCAATGTGTTATATCTATCTGATAATAAATAAAAATATCAGTTTTCACCTGACAGAGTGAGGTGTCAATGTCCAACATCAGCAATCTGGGGGACGCCTACAACTGGAGCGTGGCTAAGATTGCTGAAGCATTCGGCTTAAATCGCGGAACAGTTAAAAAGCGATTGCTCGATGCAAATACTCCCATTGCCAATATTGTGCGAGGCAATCCCGTTTATGCCTTGCGAGATATCGGACCGATACTTTTTGGTGCCGACCCCGATGTAAATACAAATAATCTTCAAGATCCCACACTGATGCCACCTAAAGAGCGCAAAGATTGGTATCAGTCTGAAAATGAAAGAATTAAGTTGGAAACTACGCTTAAACAATTAGTTCCTGTTGCCGATGTACATTTGGAAATGGCGGTACTGGTTAAAGCAATAACCCAAGTTTTAGATACATGGCCCGATAAATTAGAGCGAGATAAAGGTTGGAATGCTGAACAGCTCACTGAGGTGCAAATCATTGTCGATGAATTACGGGATATTCTCGCTGCTCGCGTGATGGATGCGGAGGATTTTGACGAATGACAGTAAATTATGCCTCAGCATCAACAGTAAGAAAGGATGTTGCATCCTTACTAAAAGCGCCACGTAGAATGCCAATTGCTCAGGCAGTGAAAAAATACATGCGGGTGCCCATGGGTGAAGGCTCTTCCATTCCGTGGGATGACTCATTAACACCTTATATTATTGAACCCATGAATTGCCTTGCAGATCGCCGGTATGATTCGGTGATATTTGTTGGTCCAGCGCGTACGGGGAAATCACTGGGGTTAATTGATGGCTGGATTGTTTATGTCATTGTGTGTGACCCTGCGGATTTTCTTCTCATCCAAATGACAGAAGAAAAAGCGCGAGAGCACTCTAAAAAGCGATTGGATAGAACTTTTCGATCTAGTCGCGAAGTAGCTAAAAGACTAAGCCCACACCGAAATGATAATAACGTCCATGACAAAACATTTAGGGCTGGAAATTACTTAAAAATTGGCTGGCCATCCGTCAATATTATGTCCTCTTCGGATTATCGTTTTGTTGCTTTAACGGATTATGACCGATTTCCCGAAGATGTTGACGGTGAAGGGGATGCTTATACGTTAGCCGCAAAGCGAACAACCACATTCATGTCCGCAGGGAAAACACTGGTTGAAAGCTCCCCTGGTCGAGAGATAACAGACAGCAAATGGCGACGAAATACACCTCACGAAGCCCCACCTACAACGGGGATTTTGTCACTTTATAATCGTGGCGATCGTCGTCGTTGGTATTGGCCATGCCCGCACTGTTCGGAATATTTCTTGCCCATTCGAGAAAACATGGTGGGTTTTAACGAAGGGGATGACCCAACAGTGGGCAGCAAAGCCGCTCGATTACAGTGTCCACACTGTCTTGGGCTCATTGAACCTGACCAGAAAAGAGCGTTAAATAATAAAGGTATTTGGCTCAAAGAGGGGCAGTCTATTGACCAAAATGGCGTTGTGACAGGTGAGCCAAGGGAGTCGCGCATTGCTTCATTTTGGATGGAAGGCCCCGCAGCCGCTTATCAAACATGGGAAAAGTTAGTTTATAACTTACTCAATGCGGAGCAGGAATACGAGCGAACCGGTAGTGAGGAAACACTAAAGTCCGTTATTAATACTGACTGGGGACAACCTTATTTACCAAAAATCAGTCAAGAGCAGCGAAGCGGCGATGATCTTAAAGCCCGCGCTGAATATTGGAATTATGGAACAATCCCTAATGGCGTTCGTTTTCTTGTGGCCACCGTTGACGTTCAGGGCGGTAAAAAGCGGCGTTTTGTCGTTCAAGTCACAGGCTATGGCGCCAGAGGTGAGCGCTGGATCATTGACCGATTTGATATCACTCATTCATTAAGAATAAATGAAGATGGCGAATCACAGCCTATTAATCCTTCATCTTATGCGGAAGACTGGGATGTTCTCATTACAGATGTGCTCGATAAAACCTACCCAATTCAAGGAAATGACAATATAGAAATGGGCGTCCATTGCATGGCAATAGATACCGGTGGGGAAGAAGGGGTAACTGATAACGCGTATAAATTTTGGCGACAATGTAAGAAGGAAGGGTTAGCGAGGCGAGTTTATTTATTTAAGGGGGATGGTAAAGCGAAAAGCAAGCTAATTACTAAATCTTACCCTGATAACACTAACCGTTCAGATCGCCGAGCAAAAGCGCGGGGTGATGTACCTATTCATTTATTACAAACCAATGAACTTAAAGATCGCATTTCTGCTCATCTTGGGCGAGACACCGTTGGCCCTAACTATATTCATTTCCCAGATTGGCTTGATGATTCTTTCTACGATGAATTGACGTATGAAGAGCGCGATAGTAACGGGAAATGGAGTAAACCGGGTAAAGGGGCTAACGAAGCATTTGACTTAATGGTCTATGCGCATGCGTTGGTAATTTTGCTTGGTTACGAAAAAATCAAATGGGAGAACCCGCCTAAATGGGCTCGGTTGCCGGATATCAGTGATGTTAAACCATCTCGTCCAGCGCCTAATCAACCTCCTCAAAAATCAACACCAATTCAAACAGAAACACAAGAAACCACGCCTAGCGCAAGCTCGGCATGGGCTCCTGTGTCTGCAACTTCAGGGGGATGGGTATGACCCGTGAACAAATCAAAGAAATGCTAGATGCATATTTAAAAGCAGAAATGGAAATACTGCAGGGGAAGAGTATTACATTTAACGGGCAGTCAATGACAATGGAAAACCTTAGCGAGATCTGTAAGGGGCGAGAATATTGGGAGTATCGATATTCACAAAGTAGCGCCGCTAATCGCAAGTCACCTGGTTATAAATTAGCGAGGCTCTCATGAATATGTTGGAGAAGGCGATTGCGGTATTTTCACCGTCATGGGCGAGTCAACGAGCCAAGTCACGTTATGCCATTCAAGCTTATGAAGCCGCCAATCCTTCTCGACTTCATAAGGCGCGTCGAGAGAACCGAAATGCAAACCAATTAACGCAAGTTGGTGGTAAATCCTTACGTGAGCAAGCGCGATGGCTAGATAATAATCACGACCTTGTGATTGGTATTCTCGACAAAATGGAAGAGCGCATTGTTGGTAGTAAGGGGATTATTGTTGAACCACAGCCACTATCACTTACAGGGCAGATCCATGATGACCTCGCCAAGCAAATCAGAACGGCATGGTCTGAATGGTCCATTCGTCCAGAGGTGACAGGACAATTTACCCGTCCAATGCTTGAGCGTCTTTTGGTTCGAACATGGATCCGTGATGGTGAAGTTTTTGCTCAATTAGTCAGAGGAAATCAGAAAGGGCTTGATAAGCAAGCGGGTATTCCATTTTGGCTAGAAGCACTTGAGCCTGATTTCGTTCCGATTCATTTGGATGATACAGGGAAAAATATCCGACAGGGGATCCAATTAAATGATTGGGGCCGTCCACAAACTTACTTTGTTTATAAAAACTTGTTAACCGCAGGCCAGCAGATGGGGGAGCTTAAATCTATCCTGACGGAAAACATGCTGCACTTGAAATATGTGCGTCGATTACATCAACTGCGCGGTAATAGTTTATTTTCCGGCATCTTAATGCGTTTAAGTGCTCTAAAAGACTACGAAGATGCAGAGTTGACGGCCGCACGTATCGCCGCCTCTCTAGGGATGTACATCAAGAAAGGTGATGCAGGGACTTACGATGATGAGCGGGAATATGAGGACCGCACTATCGATATTGTTCCCGGGATTATTTTTGATGAATTACGGCCCGGTGAAGATGTTGGCATGATCAAGTCTGATAGGCCCAATCCAAACCTTGAAAACTTCCGGAATGGTCAACTTAGAGCAGTTGCAGCGGGAAGTCGCGGTAGTTATTCCAGTATCGCACGGGATTATAACGGGACATACAGCGCGCAGCGGCAAGAGCTGGTGGAATCATTTGAGGGGTATTACATCTTGCAAGATACCTTCTGCGGCTCAGTTAGCCGACCTGTTTATCGACAATGGTTACAGATGGCTATCGCTGCAGGCGTCATTGTGGTTCCGGCTGATGTTGACCGCAGCTCACTGTATAACGCGACTTACAGCGGACCAGTTATGCCGTGGATAGATCCACTTAAAGAGTCAGCGGCATGGAAAACACAAATTCGAGGAGGGGCGGCAACAGAGAGTGATTGGGTTCGCGCTAGAGGTGGTAACCCTGCAGAAGTTAAACGGCGCCGCAAAGCGGAAATTGATGAAAATGAACGGCTTGGATTGGTTTATGACACAGATCCCGCCAATGACAAAGGTAACGACAATGCAGACGATAAACACACATCTCATGCGACCAAAAAACAGCACGACGATGAGTAAACCGCTAATGTCGGCACCGGAGAAGAGCTGGTTTCAAATGAAAGCGACCAGTGAGACTTCAGCCGATATTTATATTTATGACGAAATTGGCATGTGGGGGATAAGCGCCCGGCGATTTACCGAAGATTTAATTTCCCTCGGTAATATCAACCACATCAACCTTCATATTCATTCGCCCGGAGGTGAAGTTTTTGAGGGTATCGCCATTTATAACCAACTGAAAAACCACAATGCCACGATTACGGTTTATATCGATGGATTAGCGGCTTCTATGGCGTCAGTTATTGCCATGGTGGGTGATGAAATCATTATGCCAACCAATGCCATGATGATGATCCATAAACCTTGGGGCGTGTCGTGGGGTGATGCTAATGATATGCGCGATTACGCTGATCTACTCGACAAGGTTGAAAACGTCTTAATCCCTGCCTACATGGAGAAAACAGGGAAAACCAAAGAAGAAATTGAAGCCATGCTCGGTGAAGAGACATGGTTAACGGCAGAAGAGTGTGTGGAACACGGTTTTGCTAATACTGTGATTGAGCCGGTTAAAGCCATGGCCAGCCTTTCATCTAAACGCATTGAGGAATTTAAATCCATGCCGAACTCATTAAAAAATACGTTAAAAAACAGTCTCGCTAATCCGCGAAACACAACAACATCAAGCGCACCGGTGGCAGAGCCTGCACCACAATCACAAAATCCAACTAATACACAACAGCCAGATACGGCAAGCATTCAAGCGCAAGCACGACAAGCTGAACAAACGCGTATGAATGGCATTAAAGATTTATTTGCGATGTTTGGCGGTAAGCATGACAGCGTCATGGTTGAGTGTCTGACAGATATCAACTGCACCGTCGAGCAGGCAAAAGACAAAATTTTAGATTTGGTGGCAAAAGAGGCGACACCAACAAATACAAATAATTACGGTGCTCACATTTATGTAAATAACGGCAATATTGTGGGTGATAGCGTCCGTGCATCATTGATGGCACGTGCGGGTTATGATGAAATTCAAGCCGACAACCCATATAACTGCATGACTTTGCGTGAACTGGCCCGTATGTCATTAGCTGATCGCGGCGTGGGTGTTGCGAGTTACAATCCAATGCAAATGATTGCGCAAGCCTTTACGCATAGCACTTCGGATTTCGGTAATATCCTCCTCGATGTGGCGAATAAATCCATTTTGCAGGGGTGGGATGAAGCGGAGGAAACCTTTGATTTATGGACGAAGAAAGGCCAACTCAGTGACTTTAAAACCGCAACGCGTGTCGGGATGGGGGGCTTCAATTCACTTCGTACCGTTCGTGAAGGCGCTGAATATAAATACGTAACAACCAGTGACAAAAAAGAGACGATTGCACTGGCGACTTACGGGGAGTTGTTTAGCATTTCTCGTCAAGCCATTATTAATGACGACATGTCCATGCTAACCGATATCCCAATGAAATTGGGGCGTGCAGCAAAAGCGACGATTGGGGATCTGGTTTACGTTATTTTAACCAAAAATGAAAAAATGCAGTCCGATAATAAACCCCTCTTTAGTGCTGATCATGGCAACACGATCAAGGGAGGGATGGATGTTGATACTATTGGTAACGGTAGAACCGCTATGCGTAAGCAAAAAGAAGGTGAACGTACGTTAAATATTCGCCCTGCCTTTATGCTTGTACCGACTGCGTTAGAAATTGCTGCCATTCAGGTAGTAGGCTCTGGTAGCGTAAAAGGCGCAGATGTGAACGCCAATATTATTAACCCAATCCGTAATATCGCTGAAATCATCACAGAGCCCCGTCTGGATATCAACAGTGATACCACTTGGTATATGACCTCAGCAAAAGGTACTGATACCATTGAAGTTGCTTATTTAAATGGTGTTGATACGCCTTACATCGACCAGCAAGAAGGTTTCACTTCTGACGGTGTAACCACTAAAGTCCGCATCGATGCAGGCGTTGCCCCTGTTGATTATCGCGGTCTGGTGCGTGTCGAAGCGGCATAATTCGTATTAAAAATACAATACTCTCGCCCTAACGGGCTTTTTTTATACCTAAAATCTGGCTCTTCGGGGCCAGAAGGAGAAGTTATGGCTAAGAATTATCAACAACAGGGGCTAACTGTTGAAGTTATCAATACAGGCACAACCGCTATTCTCAGTGGCGATTTGGTCATGGTGGGCGCATTGGCTTGTGTCGCAGCGACAAATATTGAACCTGGGGAGACGGGGGATGGTTTTGCAGAGGGTGTCTTTTTACTAAAGAAAAAGGCGGGCGTTGCATTAACAGCAGGTCAAGCGGTGACGGGGGATAAAGGGGTTGTTGCTGATAAAGGCGGCGTTCCTGTGGGTATTGCATGGGGGGCGGCAGAAGCGGGCGCGGAATTAGTACCCGTAAAACTTAATATTTTCCCAGCGACAGCGGCAGCAGGTGGTTAATTTATGAGTGCGTTTGAACGGTTTGCAGATCGCATGGACGCACTCACTGCAAAGCGAATGGGGAAGCCCATCATAATTAACGGTGTTGGTTATATTGGGGTGGAATCTCATTTCTTACCTGACTTCGGCCCTGTTACGGGGGATGGGCTTTCTTATGTCATTTTTTCTGATACGTACAAGCCTGGGAAGAATGACAGTGTCATCGCAGATGGTCTCCATTATAAAGCCACTCGCCGACAAAGGTTCAACGGTAAGTGGATGATTTTTTTAGAGGTTGATGACGATGAAGGGGAAGGATGAAGCGGTTCGTAATCTTGGTATTATCGTTGATAAAGTGACCCCGATTGCCACGGCACAGGCAATAAATCGGATTGCGGCAAGAGCCGTTAGCCGCAGTGTCAAACAAGTTTCCAAAGAAGTCAAAATCCAACAAAAGATCATCCGTAAGCGTGTAAGGCTTAAGAAAGCCAGTGTAAAGCAAGGAACCCCTAAAGCGCGGATCACAGTAAACAGAGGTAATTTACCTGCGATTGTGCTCGGCACGGCGCGTGTTCAATTATCTCGTCGTCGGGGAGTCGATAGGCGGCATGGCAGTGTTTTAAAAGTGGGTAAATTCACCTTTAAAGGTGCGTTTATTCAGCAGCTAAAAAATGGTAAATGGCATGTCATGCAACGGCTTAGCTTAAGTCGTTACCCGATTGATGTTGTCAAAATTCCCGTATCCAAACCGCTAACAGAGGCCTTTGAAGAGCACGCTATTAAAGTTCGTGAGGAGGATATGAGCAAAGAAATGCAATACGCCTTGAATAACCAACTACGGCTTTATTTTAAGGGGGGATAATGATTAAGCACACCAAGATCCGCCAGTTGGTGATTGAGGGACTCAAGACTAGCCTCCCAAAATTATCAACTTATGACGGGCGACCCGTTAACTTTGATGAAAGTGAGCTGCCTGTCGTCGCTGTTTATTTAACAGAGCCCCACCCTGATCCACGGTACCTTGATAGCAACCAATGGACCGCCATCCTTCATATCGAGCTTTTTTTAAAAGCCGCCAAAACTGACTCTGATTTAGATAAATGGGTGGAAGAAAAGATATATCCAGCAATCGAAAGCATGAGCAGTTTAGGTGATGTATTAACCGATATGACCCCGAAAGGGTTTGATTATGATCGCGATGATGAAATGGCGTTATGGGCTTCGGTTGATATCACCTACCAAATTGAATATGACATGTAAGGAATTTTACGATGGCAAAAGTACCAAATCCATTAGCTCCCACCAAGGGGGCAGGTACCACACTTTGGGTCTATACCGGCACGGGTGACCCAACCCAAGATCCCTTTAGCGAAACGGGCTTTATTCGATTAGCTAAAATTAAGTCACTGGAGCCGGGAGAAATCACGGCGGCAAGTGAAGATGATAGCTATCTTGATGATCCTGATGGGGACTGGGAAAACACCACTCAAGGTGAGAAATCCTCAGGTGAAACCAGTATTACTCTTGCTTGGTTACCGGGCGAGGAGGGGCAAAAAGACCTGATTGAGTGGTTTGATGAAGGCTTGCCGCGCTTTTACAAAATTTCGTACCCGAATGGCACGCTGGATTTATTTAAAGGCTGGATTAGCGCCTTAGGTAAATCCATTCCGATCAAAGAAACCATGACGCGTACGGTAAAAATTAAAAATACCGGTCGCCCAACAATGGCGGAAGAAATTACACCGAAGCCTGCGACTAGAACGGCTACGCAACCTAAAGAATAATCAACTGACTAACCTAATGAATAGCCACAGAAATGTGGCTTTTTTATATGCATTTCACCCTGTGCCACGCTCGGCACATACACACCAAAGAACCTTTCAGGATAAGCCTTGAGGATAACCAGTAGTGGTTTGGTTAACCCTCTTTGGGCTGGTTACTCCTGAGCGCAAGGTTTATCTCTAAAAGGAACTAACTAATGACTAAAACAACTGTTGTCCCTGAATATAATTTCCAAAAGATGGTTATAGCGTCCGATGGGAAGGTGTTCACAACCAGTAAAAAAATTGCTGACTATTTTGGCAAGAGGCATGACAACGTCTTGCGTAAAATTAGACAGGTTAGAGGTGAGTGCCCTGACGATTTCGCCCAACTCAATTTTGAGGAGGCTGATTTTATTGATAAAAATGGTGATATTCAGCCAATGTATAAACTGTCCAAAGACGGATATATGCTCTTGGTTATGGGTTTTACAGGCAAAGCAGCAATGCTTATTAAGATAAAATTCATTCAGGCATTTAACTGGATGGCTGAGCAAATTAGCCGATGGAAAGAATTAGGCGAAGAAGCTCAACATCGTCACGCCTTGAAAGCTGCAAAGTCAGAGTTAAAAGGTCGGTTAGGCAGTCAGTTAATGAACGGGCGAAAGAAGGAGAAGAAAGCATTGCAATTGGAATATGAGCAAATACTTTCTCTTACTCAGCCCAAGTTATTATTTTTAGATGAATAGGTCGCTCAGCGGCCTTTTTTATTATTAATGAAAAGGTATCGATATGTTTTTAAAGAAAAAAGAAATCACTATTGGTGGTGAAAATGTTGTTCTCTATGAGCTATCCGCCCTGCAACGCGCAGATTACTTTGATTTTCTAGCTAAAAAAGAGAAGGAAAGTGAAGGGCTTGAAGGTGCTGAAAAAGATGCTAAATCAATGCGCTCAATGGTAGAAAGCCAAGCATGGCTGGTTTCTCGCTCACGTTGGCATGAAGACCGCGATCGTGAGATTGATGACCTCTACGACGAAATCTCGCAAACATGGAGCACGGATGCATTAAGCGAAGCGGTTCGCGCCATCTCGGAAATCAGTGGCATGTCGAGTTCTGAGAGTGATGACGATGAAGCGGAAGACGGTGAGCTTATCACGTTGGAAAAGTAGCCAGCCGTGAGCGTATTTTTGCTTTGCGACTTGCGCGTGAATTTGGGCGTCCAGATTGGCGTCGAATGCTAAGTGAAATGAGTGCCTCCGAGTTTAGTGATTGGGTGACACACTTCAGCAAGACGCCTTTTATGCCTCAACTTGTTGATATTGAATTTGCTGCCTTGCACACCTCTCTTTATATGGCAATGAGTGGCACAAAAACCGAGTTGACCGATTTTATGTTGCTAACTGATGTTGAGGCAGATGAGGGAGAAATGTCAGACGAAGCCATTCAGTTAGCCAGTGAGGGGATATCAGGAGGGGTGCGGTATGAGCAACCAAATAGCGGATCTTGAGATTAAGATTGGCGCGAATACAACCGAATTTCTTGAAAAAGCCGGTCGAGTTCAGCGCGAACTAGAAAAGCAAGAACGTGATGAGCAGCGATTTGAAAAAATGCGCGAAGACGCATTAGCAAAGCAGGCGGCTAGGGCAGAAGCGGCACTTGCACGCTCACGGTCACAACTCAAGCAGTTTGAAAATGAATCTATTTCAGCGGAGCAAAAATTAGCCAGCGAACGGAAGCGGGCTAATGCTGAATTGGATGCAGCACACAAAAATATACAGGGGCTCATTCAAGCTGAAGCGCGGCGAGCACAAAACGCACGAAGCCAAGAGGTGCTTGCTGAGCAATATTATGCCCAGTTGGGTGCAATTAAAGCGAATGGTAAGGGATTAGAAGATCTGAGCGCCATTAAGCGCAAAATGAACAAGGACATGCAGCAGGGATTATTGCATGTCAAAGATTATCAAGCGCTTACCTCGCAAGCAATTGGTACATCAAAATCCATTACACAGTCAGAAAATAGCGCAGCACAAGCCAAGCAGCGCTTTATTAATAAGTTAAAAGAACAGGTCACACAGCAAAACCTGTCACGTACTGAAATGCTGCGATTGCAAGCCGCGCAGCTTGGCGTTTCGAGTTCAGCGGATATTTATATTCGTAAGCTGGAAAAGCAAAATAGTGTCATGAAAGGGGTAACTTTAACCTCTGGCCAGTATCGTCAAGCTATGCGTCAGTTGCCTATGCAAATGACCGATATTGTTACTTCTTTGGCTTCTGGTATGCCACCATGGTTAGTAGCTGTTCAGCAAGGTGGGCAAATTAAAGATTCTTTTGGTGGTTTTGGTAATTCACTAAAAGCGATAACCACCTTAATTACACCATGGAAAGTGGCTATGTTTGCCGGCGCTGGTGCGCTAACGGCTTTTGGCGTTGCAGCATACCAAGGATCTAAGGAGCTTACCGAGTACAATAAACAGCTTATCTTAACGGGTAACTATGCCGCTAAAACCCAAGGTGAACTCAACGCCTTAGCCAAATCCCTTTCGGATGATGGCATCACACAGTACAAAATGGCGGATACGTTAGCTCAAGTGGTGGGTTCTGGCTCATTCACTGGCTCGCAAGTCGATATGGTTGCTGGCGTTGCGGCAAAAATGGAAAAGGCTACAGGGCAATCTATTGATGAAACTATTAAACAGTTTCAGCGCCTTAAAGATCAGCCAGTTCAAGCGGTCATGGAACTGGACAAATCCCTTCATTTTTTGACAGCGACACAACTTGAGCAAATAACTACGCTAGAGGAGCAAGGGAGGAAGACTGAGGCAACTAAATTAGCATGGGAGCTTTTTTCTACCTCAATGAATGAACGGAGCAAGCAAATAAGTGAAAATTTAGGGACGCTTGAAACTGCATGGAAATGGGTTGGGGAAGCAGCTCAAAATGCATGGAACCAGATGCTTAATGTAGGTCGTTCAGTTTCTGTACAAGAAAAGTTAGACGCAAAAGTTAAGCAATTGGCTGCGATTAAAAAAGAACTCGAGCTAGCAGAAAAAGGGGGGGCGCCAGATACAACAGGTTATGGGGTTGGAAGAAATTCTGAGTCTTTTTTAAATCAAAATGCCACAAGAAATTTAGAGGCAAACAAAACTTTAGTTAAAAATCTCACGTCAGAGATTAAAATCCTGCAAAATCAAGTAGCCAATGAGAAATCATTTAAAGCGGGAACAAATGCTATTACTGCGTTTAATGAGAGAATGAAGAAGCAGCTTGAAGCAGACTTAGCATTAAAAAAGAAATATGAAACCGCAGAAGAAAAACATCAAAGTGAATTGAGGCGAATCAGGAATGATGAATACGCATCTCAAGCCGCAAAAGATGAAGCTATTAAGCGAGAAAAGGAGCGATACCAAAAAGAGCTAGACAGTAAAACCCCGAAAGGGAAAGCCTATAAACCTGATATGGGCACCCGGCATGACGAGTCCGCACAAGCAGAGGTTACATCTCTTCAGGCGCAATTAAGACTTCTTGAGCAACATTCTTCAGCAACTGATTTCCTTAGTCAGCAACGTAAAAACCTGCAATTGGAGTTGGCTAAATTTGAAGTTTTAGAAGAAGCTCGAAAGACTCGTAACTTATCTCTTGATGAGCAATCCTTATTGAAAAATAAAGAAAGTGTTCTTGCGAATAAAAAGCAGTTAGCGGATTTGGGTGACAAAATTGCCAAGCAAGAGCACTTAAATAAATTGCAGGATCAGGCTGATAAGTATGTCAAACAACAGGAGGCGAGGCAAAAAGCAATTGCTGATTCACTGGGTAAGTCCACCATAGAACTTCAGCGCGCCTTGGAAATGGAACAGCTTCGCTCTGTTTATGGTGATACACCACAATGGAACAAAGTTAAATCAGCTAAGCAAGCTACTTTTGATAAGGAGGATGCTGCAAAAACGGATTGGGCATCAGGTGCTAGTACGGCTTGGGGGAATTATCGTGATGCAGCGTTGGATGCTAACGCACAAATCCAAAATGTAACCTCAGCTACGCTCAATGGTTTTAGTTCTCAGCTGGCGGAAACGCTCACGGGTGGAGAGGCTAACTTTAAAGATTTCACTCGCTCTGTCCTAAAAATGTTAGCTGAAATTGCGATTAAAATGACCATTGTTAAAGGGTTTGAAGCCTTTGGTTTTGGTAGCGTGACACCGAATGCTAATGGTGGCGTGTACAACACTCCTGGTCTAAGTGCTTATAGTGGTCAGATTGTTTCTAAACCAACTTTATTCCCCTTTGCTCGTGGTGCTGGACTTATGGGTGAGGCGGGGCCAGAGGCGATATTACCTTTGCGCCGTGGCATTGATGGAAAACTAGGTGTTATTGCTGCGAATACGAAGCACAATTCTGGTGATTTCTATCAAACCAACCATGTCACTATTCAGAATGATGGTTCAAATGGTGAGATTGGACCTCAAGCACTTAAGGCGGTTTATGAAGCGGGTAAAAAAGGAGCTGAAGATTACATGAGAAAGCAGCGTCGTGATGGTGGTTCATTCTCTTAATAAAGTAAATTTAAAGCTTCTAGAGTGAAGGCTAGATAATGGAGGTTTAATGGAAAAATTCAATTGGCCAATTAAACCGGGGATGAAAACGGATTTTTCACCCCGAGTAAGATCTGTACGTTTTGGTGATGGATACGAACAGCGTAAATCAGATGGGCTGAATTCACAGCTTAAAAAATTTAATGTCAATCTATCGCTACCTTTAGAAAAAGCAGATCAGGCACTAGAGTTTTTGGCTCGTCACGGCGGTGTAAAATCGTTTTTGTTTCAACCTATAAAAAGTCAGCCAGCAGTTGTAGTTGTTTGCAGAAAATGGTCTTCAGATGACGGTAATATTCGCAAAACTATCAGTGCTGAATTTGAGCAGGTAGTTTTTTAAAGATTGATCGCTTTCTCTTTTATTCCAATGCGCTAATATAATGACAATTATCATAGTTAGAGGTCATTATGAAAGGATTTGGGCTATTTCTTTTGGTTATTGGCATAATTGGCGCTATAGCCTCTTTCTCAATGGATGTTACTGTAGCAACTGGATATGGTGGAAGGGTTAATAATATTGGTTTAATGACAGACAAACAGAATTACATTTTAATTAGCTGCTTTATTATTTTGTGTGGTTTATTGGTAACTATTTTTGGTAAAAAATCTTCAGTAACAAAAAAATGTCCATTTTGCGCGGAATCTATTAATACTGATGCTATAAAATGTAAACATTGTGGCAGTAATATAAACGTAGTAAAGGCGCAACCTTCAAGTGTTGATTATTCATTTTCTTTATTAAATTATAATATAAATGAATTAATTGGCATAAAAAATGGCAGGGAAGTAATTAATGACTACGGGGTGAAGAAGTTAGCATTTGAAATAAAAAAGCATAATCCCAGAGTTACTCCCGCCATGCTAAAATTAAAATATAATGATGATATTCATGAGGTTGCAGAAAAACTACCAACAAAAATTCAAAGTGAGTTTATTAAAAAAATATTAAATCTTATAGGTAATTAATAAAATTTCTTCATAGTGATAGTGACACAACCACCCTCGGGTGGTTTTTTTTGTAGGTAAATAAAATGCAAAATATCCCACCTGAGTTACTTATTGCAGTTACTGAAATTGAAGGTAACTCTGAAATCATATTATATGAAATAGATCTAACCAATATCGGTGGTGTTCGCTATCGTTTTCATGATGGTGCGAATGAATTATTAAAACCGATTATTTGGCAAGGGCAACAATATGAGCCTTATCCTATTGTTGGTGAGGGGTTCGAGTTTAACGGTAAAGGACCATCAACCCGCCCAACTATTTCATTATCAAATTTATTTGGTTTGGTTTATGGCATTGCTAGTCGGTTAAATTCAGGCATCGGGGGGACAGTGATCCGTAGGAAGACGGACGCTAAGTTTCTCGATGCGGATAATTTTGCTGGTGGTAATGAAAATGCCGATCCAACTCAAGAGCAGGTGAGTCGATGGGTAATTGAGCAACTGACCTCGATAAACGCAGAAACAGCGACTTTCGAATTAGCCGCCCCAACCGAAACCGATGGAGCGACATTGCCAGCTCGAGTCATTCTTTCGGATGTATGTAATTTTGCTTATCGGGGTGAAGAATGTGGCTACAAAGGTGCTCCGGTTGCTGATGAGCTAGGGAATCCAACACAAGATCCAACGAAAGATAAGTGTGGTAAGCGGTTATCTGATTGTGAATTAAGAAATAATACACATCGAATAGGCTGCTTCCTCTCCTCATCTCGCCTTAGTCAATAGGGGCTTCCATGCTAAAACAAACTATTCTGGAACATGCTAAAAGCATGACGCCACAGGAGTCGTGCGGCCTTGTGATTATTCAAGAGGGTACCGAGGTTTATATTCCCTGTGAAAATCAGCATGCCGATCCTGAAAACCATTTCTCGATTGCAGTTGAAAGCTACATCCAAGCCGAACGCTTAGGTGATGTGGCTGCTATTGTTCACAGTCATCCAAATGGAAAGCCTTACTTAAGTTCAGCAGATAGAGCTCATCAGCTCAAAACACATCTCCCTTGGTGGTTAGCGTGTGATGAAAAAATTATCAAATTTGAATGTGTGCCTAAGTTATTAGGTCGTGAGTTTGTTCATGGCTCTACAGATTGTTATGGCTTGTTTCGTGATGCTTATCATCTATCCGGTCATTCATTGCCGGATTTTGATCGCGAAGACAATTGGTGGCGGCAAGGTAAAGAGCTCTATTTAGATAATTTGACTGAAAATGGCTTTAAGCAAGTCAAAAGAGATATCCAACCCGGTGACATTATTTTGTGTTGTTACGCCAGTTCTCGCGCAAATCATGCCGCAATCTATCTCGGTGATCAAACAATCCTGCACCACGTCCCTAATCAATTAAGCAAACGTGAGGTTTATAACGAAAGATGGCAAAAAATGACTCACTCGATTTGGCGTTACCGCAGTTGGCAACCATCCGACTTTATGGGGATTTACAACGATTTGGCCGTCGATTCGATTTAAATATAAAAACCGCAGCGGAAGGGCTTCATGCCTTATTCCTTCAGATACCCAATCTTAAACAGCAATTCCGCGAAGGTTGGTATCAGATCCGTATAAGTGGCTCTGATGTTAAGCCTGATGAACTTCATCAACGTATTTATGAACCGCTAATACCCAATGCGGTTATCCATATTGTACCGCGTATTGAAGGGGCTAAGTCTGGTGGTGTTTTTCAGTTTGTGGCAGGTGCCGCTATTTTGGGGCTGGGGTGGTGGGGGCCTGCTTGGATATCGGCGACAGCGGCAACCATGATGATGTCAGCAGGTGCCGCAATGATGTTGGGCGGCGTTGCTCAGATGCTGACTCCACTTCCTAAGCGAGCCAGTTTATCTCGTTCTGAAGAAGAAAAAGGGAACACCTATTTCAGCAATCTAGACAACTCAGTGGCTCAAGGGATGGCGGTACCTATCGCGTACGGTGAAATCATGTGTGGATCGCGGGTAATTTCTCAGTCTGTCGAAATTATGGATGACAGTGAAGGCAAAGATATTGACGTAGGCAAACACGGTGGTAGTGGGGAGACTTAATCATGGGTAAAGGTGGAGGCAAGCAACGTACACCGTACGAAGCACCTAACGATTTAACATCAAGGCAAAAGCTGTCTATTGTTGACCTTGTAAGCGAAGGACCCATTGAGGGGCCTGTGGGTGATTTAAAGGGCGTGTATCTTAATAATACCCCTGTGATTGACTCGTCTGGTAATAGTAACGTTAATGGCATGACGGCTCAGTGGGTCTCTGGAACATTGGAGCAGCCGGCATTAGAGGGGTTTTCTTCATCCTCAAGTGAAACTCCTGTGGGGATTGAAATAAAAAAAAGCACCCCAGTTACACGAACAATTACCTCGAGGAACATTGATCGCCTCCGCTTAACGTTTGGAACCCAAGCATTGGTCGAGGTTAAGGATAACGGAGATAGAGTCCCCACTGCAGTAGAATTACAAATCCAAGTGCAGCGTAATGGCGCATGGGTGACAGAGAAAAATCTTACAATCCGAGGAAAGCGTAGTAATTCACCTTATTTAACAGCAGTTATTATTGATAACTTACCATCTCCACCATTTAGCATTCGTATGGTTCGCATTACACCGGATAGTAATAGCGATAAACTACAAAATAATACGATATGGTCAAGCTATACCGAGATCACCGATATTAATCAAACCTATCCGGGTTCAGCGGTTGCGGGGTTGACGTTTGAAAGTGAGCAGTTTGGTAATCAATACCCTTCTCGCAGTTACCTCATTAGGGGGCGTATTGTTCAGGTGCCTGATAACTATAACCCCGAAACACGAGAATATAGTGGTATCTGGAGTGGAACATTTAAACCTGCTTACACAAATAATCCCGCGTGGGTTTTATATGACTTATTGACAAATCCCCGTGCCGGGCTAGGTAAGCGGTTAAAGCTGTCAGAAATTGATAAATTTGCACTTTATGTTATTGGCCAGTATTGCGATCAGAGGGTGCCTGATGGTTTTGGGGGGACAGAGCCCCGCGTTACCTGCAATGCTTACATTACTGATATTCGTAAAGCTTATGACTTTTTTCAAGATCTCTGCTCACAAATGCGAGTGATGTTTGCATGGAATGGGCAAATGCTCACTTTCATCCAAGATCGCCCGAGTGATGTTGTTTGGCCTTACACAAACGCCAATGTGGTTGCAGGTCGATTTAATTACAGCTTTAGCCCGGCAAAAGCCCGCCATAATATCATTGAAGTGCGTTTCATTGATCCTGAAAATGGTTGGAAAACCAGCATCGAACAGGTAACGGATGATGCACTGGTAGCTCAATTCGGTCCTAACGTCTTACGCCTTGATGCTTTTGGGTGTACGAGCCGTGGTCAAGCAAGGCGCTATGGTTTGTGGGTGTTAATGACTGAAAAGTTAGAAACACAAACAGTAGAATTTGACGTGGGGGCGGAAGGGTTGCGCCATACTCCCGGTGACATTATTGAAATCATGGATAATGACTGGGTCGGTGGTGAGGATCCCATTAGTGGTCGTCTCATTGATATTAATGCCACTCAAAAAGTTTTAACTTTAGACAGGGAGATCACCCCGCCTAAATCAGGTTCAATATTCATTACCCTGATGAATGGTACTGGAAAATATGAACGTGTGAAAATTACGGGGTATTTATCCAATAACCAAATCAAAGTTGAGGCGGTACCAAAAGGATTAAAAGCAAAAACCATTTGGGGAATTAATCCGCCTGATTTGGCTCGTCGTTTATTTAGAGCTATCACCATTTCTGATAAAGGCGATGGTACCTACAGTATTATTGCAGTTCAACATGTCCCCGAAAAAGAGGCTATTGTTGATCAGGGTGTAAAATTTGAGCCGTTGCCCGATACGCCATTGGGCGGCTACATTCCTCCAGTTGAAAACCTTTCTGTTGAAGTCAGTGCAGATAGTGACAACTGGCAAGTGGAAGCCAACTGGACAACCGCAACAGCGGTTCGAGGTGTTGATTTTATTCTCAAATTAACCCAAGCAGGGCGTATTGTTGGTACCGCTAAAACCCAAGAAAACCGTTATCGTATTGGTAATTTACCGCAAGGTAATTACCTACTCTCTGTCGCACCGCAAAATAAAGATGGGCAAAAGGGCGAACAAGCCTCGGTCTCATTTGATATTAACCCACCGCCACCGCCATCTTATATCGATGTTGAGCCGGGCTTTTTCAGTTTAGGGATTATCCCTCATGTGGGGGGGCAAAATGCGCTGCGCCTGCAGTATGAGTTTTGGTTTTCCGAAAAGCAGATTGCCAATATCAATGAAGTTGAGTTGCTATCTGAATACCTTGGTAATGGCACGATGTGGGTTATTCAGGGAAGAAAGCTTAAAGCTGGACAGACATATTATGTTTATGTCAGAACCGTGAACCCCGTAGGCAAATCGCAGTTTGTTGAAGCCAACGGCAAGCCAGAGGATCGGGCTGATGAAATATTGGAAGTTATCGGCGACAAGTTCCTTAGCACCGAAGCTGGCCAGCAAATGCAGGAGCAAATCGACTTCAATAAAGATAATCTCACTGATTTAAAAATTGATAGTGACGATTTTAGGCAGAAGGTTATCAGTATTGATCGCGAACTAGAGGCGGTAAATGAAGCGGTCATGGAAGTTGTTCACTTTTCGACTGAAAATTACTATGAGCTCAAGGAAGAATCCGCTAAAGGTAAGGCGTCAATTAAGCAGTTACAACAAGTTCAAGCTGACTTCACCGCCTCTCAGGCAAAGTACCAGCAAGAAGTTGCGGCTCAATTTGAGCATACGGCTGCTGATGTTCTGAATGTTCAAAATGCGCTAGCAAAATCAAATGAAGCTTTTGCAGAGGATATTAGGCAAGTTCGTGCTGATTTAGGTGAGATCAACGATGAAGTCGGTACCATTAAAGGGCGAGTGACCACGGTTGAAACTGCAACGGTCGACTTAAAGCAAGCACAAGCGAAGCAAGAACAATCTGTTGCCGCTGAATTTGGCGAAATGAGAGGGTATCTAACGCACTTAGGGCAAGTCACAACGGATGATAACAAAGCCTTAGTGGAGGCCATAGGGCAGACTCAAGCACAGTTTCTTTCGCTGCATAATGAAAGCTTAGTCTCGCGTGCCCGTATTATCCACACTGAGACAGCCTTAGCCACTGAAACAGAAGCGCGAGCGGAAGATAAAGTACAAATTGATGCACGTTTCAATGACGCAGAAGGCGCGATTACTACGATTAAGGAGGTTCAGGCTCAACAGGGTGAAGCGATTGCAAAGTCTGAAGAACAACTACGCGCTGAAATTAACCTCGGCGATGAGGCGCTACAAGGTCAGTTAACCGAGCAAGGCCGTGAGCTATCTGAAGTTAGCAGCGTTGTGACTGAGCACAAGAGTGCAATTGCTGATTTAGATAAAACCGTCACACAGGTTAAGCAAACTCAGCAGAGCCAATACAACGAAACCAAAGCGAGCATCAATGAGTTATCAGAAACGACGACAAGCCTTGATGAAGCGATGACAACGGAGAAAGCGTTAACAGAATCCCGTTTCGAAGAAACAGAAGCCTCAATTTCGAGCCTGCAGAAAACGGTAGCCAATATTGAAGGGGCAACCGTTGAGGCAGTTGGTCAACTGCAAGTTCAGCATGATATTCAAGGCATAGAAGTGTTGAGTGTGAAAGCGTCTATTCGACGTGTGGAAACTGTTGTTGCAACTGAGACTCATGCCTTGGCGCAAAAAGTGGAACAACTTGATGCTCAATATGGCGATATGAATTCAAGTATCAACTCATTACAAAAAGTTGTCGCTGATAATGAAAAGTCTCAAGCGAAAGTTAATGAGCTTATAAAATCAGAAATTGATGATAATAAAGCTGCAATTGAGAAACGAGCTGAAACGTCAGTTGATCACAATGGTAATGCTTCTTCGATTTTTGGCATTAAAAATGCGGTGGTAGTGAACGGGCAATACTATGAAGCCCAAATGATGATGAGTGCTAGTGTCAAAAATGGAAAGGTGACCACACAAATTGGTTTTAGCGCGGACACGTTTGGTATTCTCAATCCATCCAGTGGCAAGTTGGAGCCTGTATTTTTTGTTGAAAACGGTCAGGTGTTCATCAATGAAGCCTTTATTAACAAGGCCACAATTGAAAAGCTTCTGGTTGGTGTAGAAATCAAGTCAAAACGTTATGAAAAAGGAAAGGCTGGTTATCGGCTTGATGCGGAAACAGGTAGCGCGGAGTTTAATAAATTGGAAGTTTACGGCGATTTTAAAGTGAGCGGTGATGCAGGTCGCGTCATTTTAGATGCAACTGGGCTGATGATTTATGACGATGCAGGACGATGGGCGGTTAAAGTTGGGAGGAAACCATGAGTGAGTTAGGTTTATTTATCAACCCTAAAGATGGAGGTAAGCCCATTGAGTTAACAAAAGATAATTACCCACTCACATTCATCACTAAAATTACCACCCATCCCAGATATCCGCAAAAAGACAACAGAAACAAGTCCGTTAATGTGCCTGGGCTCTCTCGGTATAACGTAGTGATTATTCCCTCTGCACTTTGTCATTTTCTAGCCTATGGCTCGGTACAAATGGTAAGAGTCGGTAGCTATTGGACCTCAGGGGATACTTTCCACTGCTATTATGATGAGTTCGGTGGCCCCGATGGTTGGCTGCCGGGAAGTGATGGAGAATCGCATTTTTTCTTATATGGTACGCTGAAAGATAACCCACCTGATACTTATGGTTTATTTTTGAATGCAGGGGCGTCTGCAGCAATTGATAACTTTCGAAGTATCACCCAAGAAAATGAAGTGGCTTATTGTGTTTATCGTAAGAAAATTTATATCGACGTCAATAACAATCGAGGATATTGGAGCTTACCGAACGATATACCCAATCGTAGTTCTGCATTAGTTTTCCTGCGGCCAGAAAGCACAAGCCAAGTACTTCGCTATGACCGACCTAACAACCGGATTATATCTTGGGGGGCGGGCTGGGTGTATGTCGTCGTTTTTTCGTACGGCTTAAATCTACAACCCGCCGATGGATTAACGATTTGGAACAAACAGGGTAAAGTGGTTTTCAACTCAGATTACATTCCATTCTTTAATAATGGGCACACCATCAAAATGAGTGGAAATGTCGCCACAAGCTCATTTGAAAAACCGATGTTCAGCATGGATATGCCCAATACCTGGTTAGAAAATGAAAGGGTAAACGTTAACTGTTATTTATCAGGGTTTAGAGTTGAAAATAACAAGCTAATCGCAAACCGGATGTGGACCATCGATTTTTACCCAAGTTACGCCAACTATATGTATAACCAAGTCGTGTATTCCAGTTCCTATTGCATCGATTTCAATGATTATTTTTAGCTTATAAAAACACCTAATCACAAACAAGCCGCTTAATTGCGGTTTTTTTTGTATCTAAATTTCGGAGAATAATATGTACAGCACAGGCACAGTTACCACAACAGCAAATAGCACTAAATTAGTCGGTACCGGCACCAAATGGCTCAATAACATTAATCGTGTTTCAGCGGAGCAGGCAATACAGATTCAAATTAATAGCACTGTTTACAATAACAGTATTCAGTCGATTCAATCAGATACTGAACTCACATTAAATTTCCCATTACCAGCTGCAGCAACAGGGGCGAAGTACGTCATCCTCACGACGATGGTTCATTCTGTTTCTGATGCGATGAATAAGATTGTGTCCATGAATGGTGCGAATGTGCAGTTCAGCGACATATTAACGCGCTGGATGACCGAGCAGGGCATTATCACTGTTACATTGCCAGACCAAACGACTCAACAGCTACGCACAACAAAAGAAATGGATAAGCAGCTAGATGGGAAGTTTGATAAAACAGGTGGTTCAGTTGAGGGAGGTCTTTCGGCTACAGGTGCAATTCAAACATCTGGTGGGCAAGTAACGGCGCATACTGCTGGTGGAGTAGGTGCACAGTTAGATAGTAGAGGCGATATAGCAAAAATAAGGTCGAGGAATAAAAACGGAACGTGGTTTGACCATGCAATTCCTGAAACAGCAGGAACATTAATGCAAGTGGGTGACCTAGGTCTTGGTGGTTTTGGTGTGGGTATTCCCGGTGGCGACTACGATAAAATAGAAAAATCAGGTTTCTATTCTGGCGTAGGTGGTGGGGCTCACGTTAACGCACCACCACAAACAGGTAGTGGTAATCCACTTTATGGCGCTTTAATGCATGCAGCAAGGTCAGTGAGTGAAGCGTTTATTATTACAGCACATAATAAAGAGGTTACATATAGAATTAAAACAGGTGGGGCGTGGGGAAGTTATTTTAGTGCGTACACAACAGCAAATACTACCAAAGACGCTCAAGGTAATTTAAGAGCTGCATCACCAATTATTAAAGTATTTGCTGACCATATTGAAACCAATGATGAAAGTGAGGGCGTAACACTCGAAAAACTGGGTGTTGGTCGATATAAACTCAAAGGAGTGTTGGGGATGAACTCTGACGCTAGCTGGGGTGGATTTAACGGTGGTATTGTCATACCAAAGGGCATTAATGGTCTTGAACTTGTATGGGCTGATTATAAAGTTCTTGCGGATGGCGATATCATTCTAGAGACTCACTACAGAAAGCACAGCGATTTACCGCCACCAGTAGTTTTAAACCGATTAATTGCTTACCCTGAATTTATGGACGAAAACGGTAATGAACTGGAAAGCTACACGCCTTGCGATATTCCGAATGGCCACTGGATTGATATTCGCGTTCAGATGCCTAACGATTCTATCTACAATCAAAAGCAAGCTGAAGCTGAGAGACTCGCTAAGATAGAAGCAGAGCGATTAGCACAAGAAGAAGCTAAACGTGCAGCAGAGGAAGCGGAAAGGGCGGAGCAGGAAGCTGCAGAACGCAAACAATATGGTCTTGATGATAATGATGTATTGCTGTAA